ATGCTATCGAGTAACAAGGTCAGCCATAACCCAAGACCCGTGAGCGTTCGTTCTCGTTGGTTAGCTCCCAGGACAGCAGAAACGGAATGATTCCCGAAAGGAACTCCCGAATCCATTAGAAGCCGATTGAGGAACTTTGACGCTGTGACCGATACAATTATCGACACGTCACGAAAGAAGTCGTATATGGCTCTCCAAATGCTTCTGAGGACATCTGAGGCAATAAAGAAGAGCGACTCACCAACCGAGTACACGATCCCAACGGGAATCGCTACGATTGCGAGGACTACGAGAAATAGTATTTTGATAGCTTTCATAATTCGGGATCTTCAGGGAACCAACCATTCTCTTCCATGTACTCTTGATTTCGAACGGTGGTATCGCTTGGGATGATATAACCGAACGGGAACTTCTGATTCGTTTGGACAAATGCAGACAGGGAGAACCGCTCATCATTCGACAGCTCAGGAAAGCACGCCACAAGGCGTTCGAGTATCGCAGCGGGATGTACGTTGATGAGGTAATCCGTATCAACCTGCAAAGCGTTCTGTACTCCGTCAGGGTGTACGATAATCCCGAACACGGTCGAGGCCGCTTCGCCTTCCGCCTGTATCAATACAGGGCGTGAGATGTTGTAGAGTTCGCGCGTGATTTGGTACGCTCTGCGCTCGCTTGTTTGCGTGTCCGTTGGTAGGACTATGATATATCCGTTCATCAGTAGATGCTGTAAAAGGTGTTGATGTTGGTCTCGATGTTGGTGCGGTTGGCTGATTCGTCGGAGTCATAGACTATTAACTCAGACGCTGTGCCTTTCCAGTAGCTACTAGCTCTCCTTCCGATACGTAAATCCATTTGACCACTAATAACACCTAATGTGCCGCTTGTTGCTGTGGCTCCATTTATACCAAGTTCACCCCCGGTATTATCAAATACTGCATAAACCAATTTACTTGTTGTACTTGGCAATCCGGATAAGTTTATACCGCCATTATTGAAAGCCCAATATCCCGTAACCCTGTCGTAGAAAAAAGAATTTTCAAATCGGTCAAACTGTCCAAACATTCTCGCGGTTGCATCAAAATTGGTATGATGAATAAAACAAGTGGCTACGGACAAGCCTACTGTTGGCGCGCTTATCTCCGTGCTTGTGCCATTAAACTCAACCGCAGGCTTTCCGTTGTCCGTCACTACGCCCGTAGTCCCGTCGTAAATCTTTGGCATTGAACCCGTGACCGTCTGCGTCGCGTCGTTGCTTCCTGTCTGTGAATACCACTTCGATACATAACCCGAATTTGAACCGCAATGCGCTGCGAGTGCTAGAGTATCAAGCTCACCGAATACGTTAAACCCTATATCCGCGTAGCTGCTCCCGTTGTAAACCTCTACCGCATCACCTGTGTAGCTACTCGAAAGCCGTCGCAATGAATACGCAGCCGCTGCACCGCTGTACGTGTCGAGTAGTGGCGTGTTTTGGGTGAAGTAGTCGCCTATGTTTTCTTCGATGGAGGTGCGGTTGTTTGTTCGGTCGTCCGAGTAAATTATTAATTCTTGGCGGTTACCGACCCAGCTACGTCCGAACGTCCTGTCTTCACTTATTCGACCCGCAATCACTGTGTTTGACGTATGAATCATACTTAAAACATATTGCCCCGCGCTTCTCGTTGTCGTGTCAAGGGTTACGGCAGTACCATTTAAATAATTTGCACCATCCCAAACCGCTTGAATCGCGTTAGTTGTATTCAGCCATTTACCCGAAATCCCGCTGTGATAATTATAATTGCTACTCGCTCCGAGGATAAAACTAGAGTTATTATTTGTAAAGTCGGTAGGTCTTAATACAGAAAAAACACTATTGATGTTTGAGATTTGAGTAAAGCTAAAAGATGTCGAAGATGTTGAAGTAAAGGCTACGCGCCCTCCATCCTTCACAATCGCCCCACCCGTGTAAATCGTCGGTTCGTTTGCAGGTGCTGCGGCTGTCGCATCGTTCCCGTTTCCGCTTTGGTCTTTCCAAGTGTAGACCGTGCAAGTCGTACCCGTGCAGAAGGTTTCAATATCTGCCTCCGAGATGTTTCCTGAACCGTCGAAGCCTATCGTTGTAGTCGTGCTATCCGATGCCCTGCGAATGACCATGCACTCCGTTTGATCCCGTCGGAGTTGCCGCGTTGAATAAGCTGCTTCCGCTCCCTCTCCAAATTGCTCATCTAACAGTTTCGCGCTTTGGAAGTATGCGGAAATATTACCTTCGATATCTGTTCGGTTTTGGCTCGTTTTTGCTGAAGTGTAAAAAATATACTCCTGCGCTTTTCCAAGTAAATTGTGTGAAGTTTGCGTTGAAGCACCCAAAACAGAAAAAGAACCTGTACCGCTCAATGATTGCGACGTAGTGTCTGCTCCGTCGTAACTCATATTTGCCGTCCCGCTTTCCCTTCTAAAAAGTGACAAATATTGGTCACCCGCTGTAATTGTTGGTACAGTAGCGTAATAAGTTGCACCGCTAAATCTCCAACGTAATGTTGTTGTCGTGGCTTGATACGCTCCAAAATTACCCGTGGGACCACCATATGCAGAATCTGCCGCGCTATGCGTGGCAATGTGAGCAATTAGACAATCGCTAGTTAGGTCTATTTGTGTAAAATTCAGGTGGTCATTAGAACCGTCAAAATCTAACGCCAAGCGCCCGCCTTCCTTCACAAGCTGTCCGCCCGTGTAAATAGTCGGCTGCTTCGTTGCCTCTGTTTGGGTTGCGTTGTTCCCGTTGCCCGACTGGTCAAACCAAACTTGGATTGTGCAAGTAGTGCCACTGCAAAAGGTTTCGATGGCTGATTCATCGATTTCTTCCCCTACGAAGCCGATGCTTTGCGTTGTGCTGTCCGACGCTCTGCGGATGGTCATACAATCGCCTGAGTATAGCCCATTCAATCGACGGGTTGAATACGCGGCTTCTGCTCCGCTGCCATACGTTTCGTTAAGTAACCCCGTGAACGCTGGCGCTGCTGTTACCTCTTCCCACGTTTGCTTGAGGCTGATTGGAACCGTCCCGCCCGTCCTCGCTTTGAGATACTCCAAAAGAGCCGCCTTTGCATTAGCGAAAGTAATATCGTCCGCGAGGGTCGTAAACTCTACCCATGTCCCTGTATCGGGGTCTGCAAATGCAGCCTCTGAGTAATATATCTTCCTTTTTATAACCTTTCCCGCTGTTGGGGTGTCGCTCTCTGCATCCTCTGCGAGTCCGTCCCCGTCCGCTTTGGCGGTGTAATAAAGTTCGAGCGTATCCGTTGCACCGCTTCGGAAGGTCTCCGCGTCTGTTGCGAAGCGATCGTGATACTGGGTATCAATCGCAATGTCTGCCCACTCCGTATCGTAGTCCGTTCCGCTTGCCTTCACGAGAGCTTGTCCCAAAGTACCTCCCGCAATGACTCCAACCTTTGCCGTGTTCGCGGTTATCTCTCCCGCTTGAGTCGGTGTGATGCCTGTCTTTGCGTTGTTCGCGGTGATATCGTTCGCCTGTTGGGTAGTGATCCCGACCTTCGCTGTGTTGGCTGTTATCTCGCTCGCTTGCGTTGGTGTTATTCCAACCTTTGCCGTATTAGCTACGACAGCGGCATTCGCTGCGACCCGTGCCTCTGTGTAATAGAGATTCCCATTCTCGTCAATGTCTCCCGTATCCAATACAACCACGCCCGTTTGACCGTTTACCGAGTCGACAGGAACGTTCGGGATATCGGTTGTAAGTGCCAGGGTTCCCGTTGAGCTTGGAAGCAGCACTGTGATATTTCCTGCGTTAGGTGCGCGAAGCCAAATCTTACCCGTAGCATTCTCCCAATATGTTAACGCCCCTTGTTTGAAGTTGATTTCTGCAATTGTCGATAGAGCGTCGCTCCCTTCGATAGTCATTGCCTCAAACTCTACTTCGTTCCCTTCCGTACCTGCTGCAACTGCAAAGGACATAACCCCTGGAGAGGCTTCGGTAACTGTCAGACCTGAGAGGTTGACTTTCATCTTTGCGCTATTGGCGAGAATGTCGATATACCCCTTCGTCGTGTCGTTGAGGGTGTCGTACATCTGCGCACCTGATCCGCTTGCTTTAAACCGTGCGAGAAGCTCTTGAAGCCCTCCATTCTTCATCCACTTCTGAACGCCTGAATTGTAGGATAGAACGTCCCCCTGTTCCGGGCTTATGATGTTCACATCGGTCAAGTCCTCGAGCGTTTCTGCTCCTCCCGTGTTTAAGGTAACCACCCCGTCTCCATCATCGGTGAGGGTGCCGTTCGTTACGTTGATTGTGCGAACGCTAAGGACATCGGTTGTGCCGTCGAGCGTCAGCATACGCAAGAACCCGCGTCGAGCATATGAAGGGACATCCCCACCCCCGGGAATTACTCCGTCGATTGGAGCATTGCAAGCGTCCCACTCGTAAGGGATCTCAACAGATAAATCGAGCAGCACGCCCGAGAGGACGTTCTTTGTCTCTTCCTCAAGTGGTGTAGTCGTAGCGTTTACGACTTCATAATCTTGAGCAAAGGTGAAGATATTCCCACCCATGCGGATATCTGCGATAATGTCTTCTGCGCATTGCTCCGCATCAGATACGACCTCCCGTTGTCGTTCTACCTTATCGGTCTTGTCTGCTGGTACGTCAAGGATATAAACCTCGATGTTGTAGGTCTTTGTCCCGGTGTCATATGTTGCCCCGGTGTAAACCATGTGCATCAAGGGGAACTCGGTAAACTTTGCGAGGTCTACATCATCCGGAGAGCCGAATGAGAATGACTTAATGAAGAAGTGATTCGTTGCGAATACTTCAAACCTTTCGACGATGTTATTGAACGTGATCATTTGCGCTTCTGTCTTTTAGATAGCTGAGGTGTTGGAAGATGACTTGAACAGGGAGTTCTGTAATCGCGTCCATTTTGAGAACGTCTTCCCCTGCGAGGGAATAGAGGAGGTGATACCATCCCCATTTTTCACCGACTGGATCGCTTTGTCCGCTACCTCCAGCAAAGAGAACTGCATATCGTGCAGCAGTTGATTTCTGGAAGTCCAAAAAAAAAGCAGCATACCCGAGACAAGGTCTGCGGGCATCTCTTCAAAGATGCTTGCGTCTTCTTTGGTGGTGTACTTCTTTATCTCGTATTTGTCTCCGAGTTCGTAGGTCACTTCCCGATAGAGGAGAGCGGTAATTTTGTGAGCGTTTGCCCAAAAGTCTTCGAGGTGGTTTTCCATGTCGATCCACTCACCCGCTGTAAACTCATCCCAGTTCGGAATAAAGCCGAATCGTTTGCCGTCCATCTCAACGACTTTCTCATGACGTGCAGTCTCTTGGGTTAGAAGATTGTCAAGATGCGCTGAGGCGGCTTCTATTAGCTTCTGAGGCATCGCACGCAGTTTCTCCACCGAGTACCCCGAGCAGATAGATATCTTTTCGAGGGGGTTGTCTGCGGTCATCATGACCTGGAGTTCTCCGAGTGAGAGATCCGACCATCGGTGCGGGAGTTTGAGTTCCATCATTCTAATAACTTGATTTGTTTGGTTTCCTTATCCAAAATGGAATGCGTGAAAAATGCGTGAATATTGCGTGTTTGCGTGAATTTTACGGGTAGCCCGAAAGTTAGGGCAAAAAAAAAGCCCCGTGAGGGGCTATTAAGGCAGGAGAAAAGATTCGGTCTGCTCGGTGCGGTCGAGCACCTCTTGAAACCATTCGGGCTCGTTGTTCATGCGTTCCATTTTTTTCAAGCCTTGAATGCCTTGGACTTCGTGTTGAAGTACTTCTGCGCGGCAGCTACATTGTCCCATGTCAGGAATTTCGTGTGCTTCCAGATTTCAGAGTAATGAGCGAACTCTCCACCGTGCTTTGAAAGGCTGCAAGTGATGCGGACTTTTCCGTCGGTATCCTTTGTGGCTGTGAACTCTGCACGTCGGTCCTCTGCAGCATCCTTGATGACGATGTGTTGAGTGTATGCATGTACGTCTCCTTGTGACTGAGTGAAGCGGTCATCCGTTTGGTTAAGGACTGTTGCTGCTGCTACTGGTGAGTCTTGGATGATTTTTTCGAAGTTCATGGTCTGTTTGTTTCGTTTGTTTGGCTAAGATACGCAATTCTTTTAGTTATCCAACTACGAAACGAATTTTTTTTCTTTTTTCTTTTCTACCCGATAGCATAAGAACCGAAGTTCGGGTTCGTTTGGTTGAATGTTATCGCGTACCTCATCGCGTCAATAGCGTGATTGAATGAATCGACAGGTTCGTTCAGTTGCTTCCCGTTCTTGTCTTCCTTCCATTTGTAATTGCGAAGCTCCCGGATGAGGTTCACACTCCGAGCCGTGACAAGAAGCGGTCGCGAATGGAGGAATTGGATTCCGTTCTTGACGCTATCCTTTCCCTTTCTTGCTCCGTGAGTATTGAATCCGTGAGCGTGTATCTCGTCGATGCTCTTGGGCTCTGCGGAGTCACATATGACAACATCCGATCGATTGACTTGATTATCTCGGAGGACTTTTGCAATATCCGAATTAGTAAGTCTTGTCGCGTAGCAGAGTTCATCGACTGCGAAGCCGTGCCCGTCTGTATAGACTCGGACGATTGCGGTTGGGTCGTTTGTATATCCGAAGTCGAGTCCGATGTTGAGGAGTTTAAATTCATTGGGGATTTGGTTTATTTCTTTCCAGTGGGTGAAGATGGTTGCTTGTGATGTTCCTCGTTCTCCGAGACCGTATACTTTCCAAAAGTTCTCGTCTGCTGTTTTAAACCGCTCAATCTCCAAGACCACACTTTCAGGCAGGAACGGGTTGTCTTTGTACGTGGTTCGGAAGAACTCTGCGTCTTCTCGTGGGATGACTTCTTCATAGATCCAATGGAATTCGTCTGATGGGTTATAGTCTAAAAGCACCCTCCCCGTTGTTCGGAGGAGGAGTTGCCGCCAATCTTCGAGGTTAATCTCGTTGGCTTCGTTGATGAATAGAACGTCTCGCTTGCGTCCTCTGACCTTCTGCGGTTGGTCGATGCTGATGAACTCAACCATATTGCCCCATAGTTGATAGGTTGCATCGCTCTTGTTGTGGAGGTCTTGATTGTAGACATCTTCGTTGTTGAGTATCTCGAAGAAGTCCCGCATCGCTGTCGCTCGAAGTGCTGGGAATGTTTTCCGGCATATCGTGATGACAAGCCCCGAGTTCTTATGACAAAGCTCAATGAGTGCCGTGAGGATGGAGTACGTCTTTCCGGATCGTGTCCCGCCCTGGTGGATTTGAATCTTCGACTTGCATTCTTTAACGTGGTAATATGTCGCGGGGAGTTTATTCATCCAACCACGAGAGCGGCTTCTTCTCTTGAACCTCTATCTCTTGCCGTTCGATATATCCGCGCTTCTTGCCTTTGGTCTTGAGGAAGAAGATCGTCGCGGCTGGGTTGCCTTCCTTCACGAGTTTGTAGAGGTGGGATTCTGCGAAGTCAAGAACACCGTCTTGAATAGAGTTGACCGCGTTCTTATATTCCTCGTCTGCCTTCAGCCATGCGTAATGGGTCGATCGGTCGATACCTACCATCTTCGCGGCTGTTGATACAATACCCAAAGACTTGTCGAGGGCTTCGAGCATTGCTTCTTTTTTGGTGTTGGATGTGTTGGTCTTCACGGCTTCCATAGCTCTGCCTTTTTACCTGTGAAGTCCTCCCATCGCTTTACAATTACGTCGCAATACTTCGGGTCTAATTCCATGCCGTAACATTTGCGCCCGGTCTTCTCTGCCCCGATGAGGGTCGACCCTGAACCGAGGAAGGGTTCAATCGTTATTGCTCCAATTGGTGCGCTTGACTTCATGACTCGCTCCATCATTTCAACGGGTTTCGGGGTTGCGTGTCCGTGCCGCTCTTCTCCCTTGACTCTTTCGAATTGCCAAACCTCTGTCATGTTGTCGTGAGTGTTGTCAAAGAATGCGCGGGTCTTATAGAACTCCTCTTTTATTCTGTCGTGTTCGCGCTTCAAATCGTCGTGTTCGCGCTTGAAAGCTTCTTTTTTTGCTTCTTGTTGGAGTCTCTTATATTGATCCTCGGTCGGCATCGACCATTGACTTTGAGAGAACCAATGGTCAGCCATACGCGGATGAAAACCAAAGAAGCCCGCCACAACTTTATTGTTCCACCCAATTTTGTCTCGTTCGTTTTTTAGGTAGGTTCGCAACGGCTCCCATCCTTCCCAATAGTTGTCGGAGTTATTATTAAATCCTTGCTCTCCAAGCATGAAGAAAAGAGCGCGTTCCGTAATTGACCCAAAACTCCGACCACTTGAGTTGTTTTGACCATCTCCCAAGCCCGAAGGAGGTTTAAACCAAACGACTTCATTCCTCATGGTCATTCGCTCAGACTCAGAAAGCCCTCCACGATACCACAACCTCCAAAGGTCGGGAGCGTTGCCCCAAATGTAAGCGCTCGCGTTGTCTTCGAGATGTGGGCGAAATGCTCTCCACCAATCCATTTGGAACGCGTCTAATTTATCCGAATAAAGGTTGTCGTTGAGTACCCCGTCTTTCTCTTTGCCCATTCCGTACGGTGGGTCTGCGTGTATCAGCGTGGCTTTCTCTCCGTTCATTAGCTTCTCCACGTCCTCCGCCTTCGTAGAGTCCCCACAAAGCAAACGATGCCCTCCCAAGATATACAAGTCTCCGAGTTTGGTCTTTGGCTCTTCCGGTGCTTCGGGTACTTCGTCGGGGTCGGTCAATCCTTCGACCTCTTCTTCTTCTTCGGGTTGCCATACATCGAGACCCCATTCATCGAGTTCTGCTGCGTCCCATTCGTTCGCGAGGATATCCCAATCCCATTCGCCAAAACCGACGTTATCTTTCACGATGAACTCCTTCGCCTTGCTTTCTTCCCATGTAGCGACATAGACGGGTGCCTCGGTCAGTCCTGCGGCTTTGGCTGCCTTTAGCCTCATGTTACCACCGAGGACAATCATATCCGGATTGACTACAATTGGACGCGCTTCGAGCATCTCCGGAAACTCCTTTATACTCGTTACGAGCTTTTGGAATTTATCGTCTTTAATTATCCGAGGGTTCGTCGGGTTTTGTTTGATCCCCGAGAGTTTCATTGGCTTGATCGAGGACGGCTTCGAGGGTGTATCTGAATTCATCGTTATGGACAGCTAAGGTTAGGAGTAAAGTCGCGGGATCGTCCCCGGCATGGAGTCGGATTGCTTTATCGTTCTCCGTGATGAGCAGGAAGTTCTTCGCATGGAGGAGGGCTTTTCTTGCGTTTCTCATGGGTGCAATATACGACCCTCAACATCCCGTGCGATATTCTCCAGGGTCTCTTTGTCGTATGGGGTCATGGGAAGAACCCGCTTCACAAGGAAGGGATCGCCTCCAAAGTGCTGATCTTCAAATTTCTCTTTCCTGTCTTGTTTGAGGAATTGGCGGATGTTCTCCGCTATCTTCTCGCGTTCCGTTGTAGTGTAACTCATTCTGTTTCGTTTATTAGCTTTTGTAGCTCCGCAAGCATTCGACGGTTGCACGAACTGCATTGACTTGCTTGGGTGTTCGTTCCTGTGACCTTCGAATAAAGCTTCGCGAGCTGTCCGTTTGTTCTGAATTGGTTCTCTGTTTTGAGAAATGTCTTGATCGCTTCGAGGTCTGCTTGTTTTATTTCTGCTTCCCACTTACTTAGAGGACAGGAGGCAACCTTGAGACGGGTCTTCGTGGGCATATGACAGCCGCACAACTCCGAGTCGGTGAAGGCTTCTGTCACGAGGTCTCCGCAACTCTTGGTCTTGTCGACGAAGTGTTCGCAGCCTTTGCAGATATTAAGTCGGTCAGTCCTCTTTTGTGCCGTTACGAAGAACATCTTTCAGGATTTTTCGGGTGATGTGTAGTGAGCGATAAAGGGTCGATTCTCCAATGCGAGACCGTCGAGATACGTCAGCCATGTTCCACCCTTGCAGGTATAGAGAGAAGATGGTTCTATCAAACCAGGATAGGCGGTCAAGGATGAGTTGCATTTGCTCTCGTTGAATGGCTTTTGTCCAATCGCTTTCGAAGGCTTGTTCTTTGGGGTCGGCATCTGTTACGTGATATAAGTCTTTGAATTTTCCTCGTGTCGCTTCGGTGTACATGGCTTTAACAAAGTACCCGAGCGGGTTTTCACTATCCCCATCGGGAAAGCGTTTGTCTAAACATCGAAGGTAAGTGTGATGTACAAGGTCGGAAGGGCTGTCCGTCCATCGTCGAGCGATGCGAACAAGTTTTGAATAATGCTTCGTTAAAAAGCTATTCCAACCCTTTCGACTTCCTGAGTTCATTTACCTTCTCTTTATATATTTTGCAAAGTGCCTCCAACTCGTGAACGCTGAATCGCTTTGTTTCGTTGCTCAACCGAACGAGACGATCCGCTGTCCCTTCTCCGTGTAGTTCGTCGAGGCGTTTCGCGAATTCGTATTGTGCTCCCCCTTCGAATCCGTTGCACGCCTTGCATTGGAATTGAACGTTCAACTCATCGAAGCGGGTGGGCATCTTCTGACGTACCATGAAATGCCCTGCGTCTGCGCTCTTGTAATGGCGCAAGCGATCGCAAGTGAAACAAGCTCCCCACCCTTCATCGTTGACCGCACGCAGCCGGATGAACTGAGAGAATATCTTGTCGAGTTTCTTCTTTGCTTTGCTTAAACTCATAAAACCTCGGTTTTTTTAAATATGAGGATGTTTTGATGAATCTTTACAAGTTTTCTACTCTTCATGTTTCCGTTCGCCCTCATCGAAGCACTCGCAATTGGATTTAATAATATTGCTTCATTGTAGAATTTCATGCCGCACCTTTCAAACGCCTTGACTGTATCGGGAACGAATCCAATATAATTGCCTTTTTTATCTCTTACCTCTCCAACCACAAAACAAGCGAATCCGCCAGCGGTCAAGAGATTGCAAGATTTTTGAATTATAGATTCATAGAGTTCGAAAAATTCTTTATAAGGCTTGTTCGAGATGTCTCCTTCTAGATCGCTGTATATCTCAAGATTCGCATATGGAGGACAACTAAAAACCAAATCAAATTCTTTTTTCAATCCTTCTAGAACCTCCTTTGAATCGCCAACATACCAATTTGGTTGATTATTAACCTCCAAAATTTCAACACCTTGTTCTCTGTTGCTTGCTATTTGTTCTTCTCTTATATCAATTCCGGTATACTTGTATCCTAGTTTATTTGCTACAATACCGCGAACCGAACCACCCGCAAAGGGGTCGAGTATGCGCCCTCCCTTTGGGCAAAACCAATGATAAAGAACTTCACACAAAGCAGGATCAAAAATGGAGGTATAATTATCTTTGTTGTCATATCCTTGTTTCTTTGATATGTCCCGGTATAAATCCGTTCCGCTGTTTATGGATTTTGCGACGCGTCCAATTTCGCTTTTTATACCGAGTTTTTTCCAAGTCTTTTTCCGTCTCTGCCAATTACCCGTCTTCGTGTCTAAAACGCTAAACGGAGGCTCGATGAATTCATCTCGCAAAATCGGGTCGGTAACTATTACCTCGCCAAAGAGATTTACTTGTTCATTTATCATTAGGCGCGTTTAATCCGGGTATCAAGAAGGGGTTGTTCTTCATGCGCCATTCGAGGCGTGCTTGTTCGGGGTCGTAAGGCTTTACGTTGTGCGGGTCTTCGGCTCCTCGACTTACCGTCTTGTGTTGTTGCTCCAGGAGAGGCGCTCGTTCTGCTTCGTGCTTGATAATGCAGTCGCGGAACTCCTGAATCTTGAGTCGCTCAAAGAAGTTGCCGTAGTACCCTTGTTTCATCCTCTCGCAAATTAGCCTCAATTCCTCGAGTTTCAAAACCGGGAATACTTCGAAGATCGTTTCTGCGCAAAGTGCCATGTCCTCGAATGAGTGAAGGGTCTTCTTTGCGTCTATGAATTGAATTGTCTTGTTGATCATCGTCACGACAGCCGCCCGAGTCTCTTCGGGATGGTAACGAAGTGCGGTTAGGATGTTAGTACCCTCCCACGCTTCTTCGTTGGTGGGTTTATAGATGCCCGTGCTTGAGATATGCTTCAAGCTGGTCTTGGCTTGGTTGCTTTGGAGTTCCTGTTTTGTTCGTTGTAAATTCATGACTTCGTTTTATCCAGTTACGCGCGGCAGCATTCCAATTCTTCATCTTGTTTCTGCCCGCTTTCCATCCGTTGGCTTCGTAGTAGTTCCAAAACTTCTCGCCTTCGTCGCGAGATGATCCCGCAAGTTCGAATGAATTCATCGCTTCTTCCAAACTTGGTTCTTGAAAACGTACTCTCTTCACTACTTCTTTACTCTTCTCTATACTCTTCTCTTTACTCTGCGCAACTGTAGTTGCAACTTTTGCGCCTATAGTTGCAACTTTTGCAACTGTAGTTGCTTCTACTTGCAACGATTGTTGCTTGTTCCGATCGTTGCTTGTTCCGATTGTTGCTTCTACAAGTACGCTCATCTTCCTTCGATGACCATACCCTTCACATTTGATGTGTGCGGTCTCGCAAAGTTCCTTGCGCATCTTGCGGATGTATTGAGAAGATACCCCAAGAGACTCAGCGAGGAAGTCATCTCCTGCCCAACACGAACCGTCTTTGTGACTGAGCGCGTGAATTTTAGAGAGGAGAATTCTTTGCATGGGAGAGATGTCATTCAATGCCCAAATCTCCTGGGGGATCCATATTCCGTTCATTCTTACAAAGTTATATCGTAATTCAGAAAGGTCATTCAATACCCTCTCTTTCACACAACAGAACTTCTTCGACGATCTCCGCGTATGTCGCTCCGCACGACTCGGATATCTCCGGGAGGTGCTTAAGGATATTCCGAGGCATACGCCCGCACCAATTGCGGACGGTGTTCGGGGTTACATCCAGAGTTTGAGCTGCGTTGAATGTCGAGCCGTAGTTCCTTATCAAGAACAGCTTGATATTATTCATATCGGGTGACCTTTAACGCGCCCCAAAAGAACGAACGAGAGACCTTCACGCGCTTTGTTTCGACCTTCTTCTTTGTGGTCTTCTTCTTTGGCGTGTATCGGTAGCCGTTGAAGTTCATATTCGGCTGTATATACTTCGCCCAACGTGTTTGCATTCCGGGGAGCGTGTGCCGTTCCATCGGTTTGATTGCCTTCCATTGGATTGGGCGTTTGCTGTTCTGATAGATGTTGCGGTTGATTGTCTCAACGAGCTGCTTTTCTTCTTCAGGTGTCCAGTTCATAGCTTCGAGATAAGAGTGTTACGGATAGACAAAAGGAACTCAGCCGCTTCGAGAACCTTCTCAGGGTCGCTCTCTTGATTGATCGCATGACCAATTGCCCAGCTTGCATCGATCCTCTTTTGAATGTCCGGGTTGCTTCCCCTTGATTGATTTGGAGTGAACCCGGGCTTCATGAGTTTCATCTTATCGCCCCACTTCGACGGGGTGACTTCGAATTCTACTTCGTCTCCGACACTCCAACGGTCTTCACTCTTTGCAGATACTTCTCCGCTGTCTCCTGATTCGAGTTGTATTTCGAATTTGTACATAATGCCGTTTTGGCTGTCATAGGTGCCATTCGGTTGAATGGTCTTGATTTTAGATTGTCCCATTTTCTTTGGTTTTAGGGGTTAAAAATTCTTCTTCAAAATCGCAATGTTCAAGGCACTGGGAACAGATTTCCCAGTCTCCAAATTGCGGAGCGCCACAACATTCACTCATCATCTCGTTCTGTTTATTCGGACGTGTTCCTTGAGTTGAGAGATGAGGCGGTCGAATTCCGCGTCTTCATCTCGGAGGTTTGCTGCGAAATCGTTAAAGTCTTTCGCTGGGTTTACGTTCACACTACTTCGCACGCATATTGGCTTGCTCATTGATCTGTTTGTTTAGTTGTTCGAGTGTACTTTCGAGGTCGAAGATAAGGCGGTCGATATCTTCGGAGTTGTGTTCTGCCTGCGCCCACTTGAAGTAAGCCAGTGCATCGGGTCGGAGTTCATTCATTGATGTCATAGAATAAACAGAAGTTCGGGTAATCCATCTTCACGTAAATAAGTTCCTCGAACTCGTCCTTCGGTAGCTTGGAGAGGAAGAACTTATCTCTTCCCCCATAACCCTTCGTCCACAGGTACGACCTCCATCCGTCTGCGATGTACTTATCGCGATGTTCGTTGAGGTGGTCTTCGTCAACGGGTGTCCATACGCTCGCTCGGTATGCGGATGCGGATGTTGTCCCGAGTCTTCCTGTAACCCAGTTCTCTTCTTGGCTGTGGTTCATAGGTCGATGTTTTCTTGTACGATGTCCATTGCCATTTGAAGGGCGGTTCGTGTGAGACGATGGCTTGTGGGTTGCTCCTGTCGGAGATCGTGCAAGGTGAGCCAGGCTTGCTTGAGTTCTGTTTGCTTGTTGTCGTTCATGGTAATAAAATAAAGCCCCGACCGAAGCCGGGGCGTTGGGTTTATTTTGATTCTTTTCTTATGACCTCGAAGCGTTCAACTCGCGCCCTTATAAGATTCATTTCATTTATAAAGTCAATGTGTTTTTTTTCGCTTTGAACTTTTTCCATCTCTGTCAGTCTAAGAAATTCACTCCATTCTTGTTGAATATCTTCAAACTGTAGGTGCAATGCATCGAGTTTTTTATCGAGCTGCTGTGTTGTTGCGTTTGTCATGGTGTTGTTTTGTGCGTTGTTCATGTGGCTAAACTACAAAACTAATTTAGTTATCCAAGCATAAAAACGAATTTATTTTTTCTTTTACGCAAAAAAAGGGAGACCCCGTTGAGCCTCCCTCCTTCGTACAAACGTAACACGGGCGGTCAAACCCTAACAAAACAGAACCCGAATATACTACTTTTTTGATGCCCCGAAATAATAATTCACCACCTGACCAACGAGCGTCCCTTCCGCAAACCCGAGGATATGGAAGAAGATTTCTTTATCCTGCACCCCTGTCTTCGCCCATACAACCATAACAATCCCGATGATCATAGCAGCCGAACCGACAAAGACTTGCATCCAATCACGTTGTCCCAGTGTCTTGGTGATTTCTATCTCTCGATTCCTTGCGTTGGCTCTGTCCGCGTTTGCGAATTCACTCATCATCATTCGAGCTTTCACCTTTTCTTCTGCGCTTGTGTCGGTGCTGTCGATTAATGCACTGATTGTGTGCAGGACGTCCGCACCGGGGACAACCTCCGCAATGAGGCTGAACACCTTCGGACTTTTCTCTTTGAACCATTTGCCAAGCTTTGTTTCTTTTAGTGGAGTTCCTCGCATTGTATATCGTATGAAGTGCCGTGAGGCTTGATTGAAAACTTCCAACCGCCCAACCGAGGAACCGAGAAGCCCTTTTCAACTTCCCACCCGATAGAACGGTCTTTCTTCTTGTATGATCCCGTTTGAACTACGTGAACGGTCTCTTGTCCGTGATTGAAGTTGGAGGTCAGTACGTCGCGCATTACGGGGACATACCACTTTTGATGGGTGTGACCGCGTGCAATGATAACCGCCTGAGGGTAGTCCTTCATATCTATGTCCACGTTCAGAACACCCTTGGAGCGTTTGGCATTGCCTCCGTAACCGTGATGGTAATGAATAGGGAAACTCTTTCGCGTTCCCTTTCCTTTGCGGCTGCATTTCATAACCACCCATCCCGCATAATATCCCGCGATGATATTCCCTCCGTTAGCGTTTAGGATGCCCACCGTTCGTTGGATAGGATCAACCCCATGTCGTTTGGTGATATTGGTCTCGTGGTTACCCTGTCCAATGAGCTTGATGATATCCTTATATGGTTCGAGTTTATCGGTGCAGTCCTTGATGACCTCATCGATATAAGCCATGGCTTTGAGTTCTGGTCGCAGCGAGTCGTAAGAGCCGCGCGGATCGAACTTCATATTCATCAAATCGTACAAATCTCCCAGAATCAAAACAACCGCATTCTCTTCTTTGGCTCTGTCGAGGTGTTTAAAAAAGAGTTTGCGGTCGCACTTTACAGAATCGAAGTGAATGTCTGAGAGCAGGTAAACACTTCGCACGTCTTCGGAGTTCTCAAACTCGAACGGGAGAACGTGAATGTCCCGGTCTTTGGTTATTAAATCATGCATATGTCCAGATTCGGTTTTCGGGTTTCATCTCGTCTATATCGCAGTGTATGAAATTCTTGCCTATGCCCAACCGGGTGATGCCGACTTCCATCAACGAGTCAATGATGATAAAACGGTCTTGCGAATTGAGGACTTCGATATCTGCTGCGAGTCCTAAAAGGTGCGAGGAGTTACGTGAAGCGGGTAAACCCTTGGCAATGAGGGAGCGGTTGTAATCAACCGTGCGAAAGCCCGAAGAAATTACAAACGGAATTGAAGCGCAATCTCGAGCCTCATCGAGCAACCGAAGAAAGCCCCTGTCCATCATACGTCCCGAGCCTGGAGCGTCGGGAGAATCGAATTCTCTCAGTTTGAAGTGTCTCATCGTTCCGCGAGCATGAGTTCGATCTTGTGAACTGCCTTCACGACTTCCTTCATCATGTCTTTGAGTTCGTCTTTATCGCTCTCCACGCGGATGATTCGCCCCTTGAGCTTCTCAATTTCACGGTTTAGGTTTACCCAAACTCCCACGATCGCGATTGCGCTTGGGAGTATCATTAGAATTATTTCGGTCGAGGTCATCGAGGAACTTTTTCAATAAGGTGATGTTTTCTTTTCGGCTCTTTCTCATCCGAAATATTGCTTGAGGTCTACGATGTTTGGAACGCCTCCGCTGCTTATGCTCATCCCGCTCTGGAAGTAGTCCGCAGGCTGCGGGAGCATATCCGCACCCGTGTTTGAACTGTACTCAGGAAACAAAGAGGAGTTGTTGCAGAGATATTGATACATTCGGTACGTGTAGAATTGGGCGTTCTGACGCGCTCTTTCCACTTCCCTATGTAAGTCATCCGGTGAGATGGTTTGAGTGGACTCAGACACCCTTAAAACGAGCGAGCCGTTGTCCATCTTCACGTAAAGAGACGGGATAAGTTCAACCATCGTCCACCAAAGTGTTGCCTTGCGAACGTAATCATTCATCAAAGTAGCGTAATCGCCCGTCAACCCACTGCCCGAGATATCGGTCTTCAGCTTCTCGAGGAGGTCGGTACCGAGATAGAGTTGGATGTACTTGTCTTGAGAGAGGATAATCGAAGGAACGAGATAAGCGTCTTCGATGCTTCCGTTTATGTTGGTGATCCGCTTGATGTAATCCGGATTCACAAAGAGAACTTCTGCTTGTAGTGACATTATCGGGGATTTATGAAACCTTCGTTTGGCATATCGATGGGACGTTGTGCGACTCGCTTATCGTTCTCGGGTAGACGCTTCGCATCGACTCCCGCTTCTCGGATGAGTTTCTTCGCTTGGTTGACCGAGATCTTCTTGTTGTTCTTGCGGAGGTACGTTCGTCTTTTCCAAAAATGGTGGCATCGTGCGCCGCCTTTAAAGAGAAAGAGGTCGTAAGTATTTGCACCATTTGCACCGAGTCCGGGATTCACGGCTCTTTGGCTTGCCGCTTCGATGTCTTCCTTTCTGTAAACCCGACCCGATGAGACCATCTTTTTGCAGAAATCGCGACTATCATCAGAGACAGAATCGGGTGCGTACGTATAACGAACTTTGATAATCTCAGTATCTTGTTCGCTCTTTGCACCTGTTGGTCTGCTTGCTTCTGGAACGATTGCTCGAGCAAAAGCCCACATCGCATCGCGTGCTTTCTCAAGGTCGTAATCGACGGGAGATTCGTCTATCAATTCCCATTCATCCGACATCTCTTCTCCTTTGTCGGTCAGATAGTCGACGCATCCATCGAGATTGACTTCTTGCGGCTCTTCTGATAGCTGCACAAGTTGAGCGTCTAAACCAGCGGCATTGAGAAGCGTTTTGACGGCTTCTGTGACCACTTGTCGAGCTGGTGCAATGACATTCTTCTCGAAGAGTTCCGAAGCCTCTGCAAGCTCTCCACCGCCTCCGAGCTTACCCGGTACCGCAACCCCGAACATTTGCGGAGAGGTCACACGGTGTCCGACCATAATCTTCGAAGTAACCTCTTCCGAGAGGAACTGGTATTGATTGTGAGCGTCCGACAATTGGAACGGCTCAAAGTCCGGCTTTCTATCGGGATCGTCCGAATACGTGACAATGAACTTGCCCGCGTTGCTCGCTCCGCTGAGTTGCCTCTCGATATCCATCCGGATTCGGTTCCGCTCCTCTTGCGGTGGGATGCCGTTCTTGAAGTGTATGGAGAACGAAGGACTCATCCCATTCTTCATGTTGTTGATATGGTACACCCCGATTTCTTTATCAAGTTCGATGTAATTAATCGAGCCGACATAGTCCGGTTTCGGATAGTAGAACGAACCCGGAGAGAACGGCTTCACGTAAAGTATCTGTGTGGGGTGTTCGATATTACGCTCAGGGTTAAACGTGCATATCTCCGACGGCTCTTCTCGCTTATCGTTCCAATCCTTCGAGTAGTAATAGTACTCGACTTTATCGTCTTCATTGACGAAGCCCGAGCGGATATTCTCAAAAGGTAGGTGAGAGACGTTTGCGATAGTCGTTCGGTCGATGCTCCAATTCACCTCGAGAGCGAAGCCGCCTTGAATCTTAAAGTCCAGACAAGCCTTCCGGAGTTCGTCGTTTAGATTCCATTGGTCAAAAGCGAGCCTTCCATCGAGGGTCGTAGCGTCAAACCCTTCACCGAAGATCATCATCGCAATAGTTGTCGACAATGCGTTGTGAGTAGCGGAGGAATGATAGAGGTCGACGAGGTATTGCGGGAAGAGGTTGTCATCTCCGTAATTAACGAAGCCCATCTTGTTGGCTGTCTCCCGATAGGATCGCTCTTCGTATTGGTTGAGTTGGATTAATTCCATTATTGGTAATATATGTAATTATCGGGGATGTTGATATCCGGGATTTCGTAGCCTGTCGCACCCGCTACGTTCAAAGTCCCTTGCTCGAGGAGTCCAACAACCGAAACATCGGACGCGTTGAGGTTCGTTGAGCTGTTCTGTCCGTATGCTTTATACGTGTAGAGACCTGTCTCCGTTAGAAGAACACGGCTTGATGATCCGAGCGGTTGATTCGTGTAGACGCTGATTTTTGTATATCGAGCGTTATCGACTTCGACATCTCCCACAAATGCATGTTGGTCGGTGCTTGCCATGTTCTCCAAAATTATGAGATAATTCGTGAACGCGTCAAAGTCTTTTTTCATCTCTGCGAGCGTCAAGTAAATGAACTGCTCGTCTGCGCTGTTTGGGTTGAGGTGTATCATGTTGAATCAAAAAAGGGAAGGCTATTGCCCTCCCCCTTCCTTTATATTCTAACCAAAGAAAATGAAATCAAGTGCCAGCTGTCAAAGTCAAGTTGGTATCGCTTGCGTCTGCGAATGGAGCAGGTGTAGACTCTTCAGCTGTCAATTGGATTTGATAGCCGTTAAAGTCACCCTTTGCCGTTCCCGTGCCAATTGTTCCGCCTGTTGCCTCAACTCCTGTTGTGACCCCCATAGCGAGATAATTGTCATTGACATCTTGAACCAAAACCGTTAGGCGAGAACTCAGCAAGTCTTTAATTTCTTGATTGTCTCCCTCCGTTAAGTTAGGCAAAGACATCTCAAGAACTTGAGAGTAGAAAACAGTACCATTTTCAACCGAGGCATTCACCGTCTGTTGAAGTGATCCGTTGTTCTTCGTAATCTCAAAACCGAAGAGTGTAATTCCTGAAGAGTTCGCGGCAACTTCACCATCTGTTTGAACCCAGTCATCCGACGCGAATTGCTTAATCCAGACGCGCTTGATTCCCCCGATTTTATCTTTACAGGGAAACGCCCTGCCGTTGATTGTAATTGTACAAGCCATTTTTTAGGGAATTAAGGGGAGGGATTTTACGCCCCTCCCCGAATGAATTAGGATGAGCGACGAGCTACAGCCAAAGAACCCAAATCAACGATTTGAACCCCTGCGCTAAACTTCATAATGATTCGAGTAACATCGTCACCCGTTACACCCATCAAGTTCAAGACAGCCGCTTCGATGTGATCCGTCAACAAGTCGGTTCCGAAGTACAGATTCTCCTTCTTCGAGAAGATGAATGTGTCGTTCGGCATTCCACCCGGTGTGATAATCTCATATCCGTTAAAGAAGTTTGCAGCTTCAGCAGCGTGGAAAGTCAACTCAGCAGTTCCAGCCAAAGCCGTAAAGTAAAGCTGCTTCATTGCGCGACTCATGAACAACTTTGTGTCGGGGTCACCCGCTAACACGTCTGGAATATCTGCGGAAAGTGTTGTCAAACGTCCGAGGATTGTTGAGCTTGTAGTTGCACCAGTTAACAAGTCCTCATGTCCTGGAGTACCTGCAACAATCAAGTTGCAAATTCCGTCAAAAGAATCATAAGTCCCGTCGGTTCCGCCATCGTCAAAAGCAAAGTTTCCCTGCCACAAGTTGCGCTCGACTCCTTCAGCAACCTTTGCGGCTACGTATTGAGCGGCAAACGCTTGGAAGTCTGCGGGAGAGTTTGACGATTGACCGCGCATCTGGTTGGCTTCCCAAGCAGTTCGAAGGTCTTTGTTGCAGACTTGCTCATTGACTTGAAGTGCTGTTGTAGTCAATACAACGTCGGTCAAAGTTAGAGAGCCGGCTGAGTTTGAGAATTCACATCCAGCCGCTTGCAAAGCAACACCGTCGAACTTGCGAAGGTTGGCTTTGTATCGGACATTTTCGAGAACCTCGACGTAACCATTTGCGATGGTATCGCCTGAGAGGATAGCAGGAGCGACGTAAGGAAGAGCCGCGTTGCCTGCGTAGTTTGAAGTAATTACAGCGTTAGCCATTATTTAGAGAATTGATTTTGGATCGCGGCAATGCGCTCCTTCATTGATAATTCGGTCAAGTTGACAGGAGTTGGAACCTCCATCTTTGGGGCGCGTGAGATGCTCGGGGTGGCTTGCTTGCTCAACTCCGTGATCTTCGCGTCTCGCTCTTCAATTTGTGAAGAGAATTCTTTCTTTGTTGCTTCGATAGCTTCGGCAATCATGCCTTCAACAGCTTCTCGAGTCAACACCTCAGATGATGCTTGAACCTCTTCGGTCTCCGCTTTCATCTCTTCCTCCTTCTCCTCTTCCGCTTCGACTTCGGCTTCTGCCTCTTTCATCTCAGCGACTGCACCTTCTGCTACTACGAGCAAAGAGCCGTCCTGGAGTTTGTAGTCTCCATCTGGGAGAGGGATTCGTTCGCCTTCGTCATTCACGACAAAAGCAGAAACACCGACAGCGAATGCGTCCGCGTCGGTTTGGATTTCCTGTCCGCTATCGAGGACAGCAGTCGCAAATGCGACCTCTTGTGTTTCCTCCTTCTCTTCGACAGCGAGTTCGACGCTGTACTTTTCGAAGATATCGGAGATGCGTTCTTTCAGAGTCATCTTCTGGGGTTTTTATATATAACGATTTGAAGGGGTCAATCCTTACTCGTTAGGTGGTTTTTAAGATATTCGAGTCCGAGTTCTACTTCGATAGCTGACAGAAGCTCCAATTCCTTGAGTTTGGATTCCGACCAACGGAGAGCAGCCTTCCCGCCCCAAGCCATGTACATAAGATAGCCGCATCCGTCAGAGAATGAGGTTGACGATTCGAGGTCAGCTTCGTGACGGCTCAAATAAGACCTCATCCGTTTAATGGTTTCGACGCTGATATTCTCGCCCTTTGCAAGTTGGTTCGCTCGTTGCTTTCCTACTCCCGTTCCACATGACCCCCACCCGTTCTTCTCAGCCCATTCAACCGCCTTCTTAGCGTTGTTCTTCACTCCGTCGGGGTAATCGTTATAAGACTCCATATCGACGCGCTGTCCCTCTTTGTATCGCTTGTCCTTTTTGACGGTTGCCTTTGCGAGTTCGTACTTGTTTGTGAAGAATCCCTCAATAGAGAACCCTTTTACGCTGCCTTCCTTCACGTACTTCTCCCAAATCGCTTCGTTGTCGACCTTCATTGAGACCATCCACGTACCGACCGGGACATCGAGTCCATACATCCGGCTTTTATCCTGCTCTCCTTCGACGATCCAACTCTCGACAACATGCAACCCGTTCAACGTATGCTCGTGTTCGAGGGTCGCGTTCGCTTGGTTGCCGTTTTTGAAGTAGAGTTCCATCGCACGACGTACGGTCTTCTTTGAAAAGTAGACGTAATATTCCTCCTCCCCGTTCTTTCGGTAGATAGGTTTGTCGGGAATGAGTGCCGCACCCATGACAAGACGCTTCTCATTGTCTTGGGTCTTGAATTGGATTTGCTCGTTCTTGAGAGCTACGAAGTCCGATTCAATGGCGGGTTGTTCTACAAGTGAAATTGCGTCGATTCCGTACATCTCCGCTTCTTCGTCGATTATGAGTTCAATAATGTTCATCCTACTAATGATGCTTGATCGTTTATTCGTTGGTTCGCCTGTTGGCTGTTCGATACTTCCGAGGCAATGACGTAACTCCTCAAGCCCGCTTGTCCTGCTCCGGCTCCTAAGAACCCGAGGTCGAGTTGTGGGCTTTGCGGAATTGCTCCTGTTGCACCTCCCCCTCTGCTTCCTGGAGGTGGTGGCGTTGAACCGCTTCCAAATTGAGTCTTCTTGATGGTTGCTATTTGAGCAACTCCCGTCGCGGCTGCGATGGCTGCCTCTACAAATTGCGCTCCGGTTGCAAGTTTGATAGGGTTACCACCTGCGGTCAAAGCACCCGTGACAGCCATACCCGTTTGGATGATGGCTTGAGCGACTTGAAACTTCTTGTTTCTTTCAAATGCTTTCTTCTGATCCGAC